TGTAGGTATTGACTGCTCATACTATCAACTAGTAATTTAGCACCACCAAATTCTAATTCAAAATCATCTTCATTGGTAGTTTCGTCAAAGGTAAATCCGTAACTAAATCCGCTACAGCCACCGCCCTGTACAAAAATACGTAGCTTGATGTTAGGGCTATCTTCTTCCGCTATTAAAGCATTGATTTTTTTAACTGCTGATTCTGTCATTGATACTAAGTTCATACTTTACCCTTTTATTTTCTGTAAACAATTCTAGCTTTGGTTAGATCATACGGAGACATTTCAACATCAACTAGGTCTCCCATGATAATTTTAATAGTAAATTTACGCAATTTGCCACCAATGTAGGCAGTGACTATGTGATTGTTTTCAAGCTTCACGCGAAACATCGAATTGCCTAATACTTCCTCAACAACTCCGCTTAATTTAATGACTTCTTCTTTGGCCAACAGTACTTCCTCTAATAGTGTATTTATTGTTCACTGTTGATGATTGCCCAAGTCATCCACTTTTTAAATGCTTCGTATACGTACTGGGCTTCTTTTTCGTCTGCTTCTACTCGAACGCCACGCACATAGAATCCATCCGGCGATACACGTAACATCTCATCACCACCGCCGGTTAACACAATATTGTTTTGGCTAGTTGTATTATCCCAATAATTATCGGAATTCAAACCCTCAATAGTTATAGTAGAATCTGCGCTGTAATATGATGTCAGATCGATATCACTTATGTCTAAAGTATAGGTATCTACTGATACGTCATCACCCATCGGTTTCTCTCCACGGACCATTAGCACCGGCCCAATCTTGTATGTCATAACTCCAGATCATTAGACGATTGTATACAGGATATAACCACCATAGATCAATATAGTGCATAGGTTTACTCACTAGATCACCTAGTCCGTATAATAGCCAACTTACTACATAACCTATAAACTTTTTAATCACGCTTCATCCTTTAACAAAATTTAACAATTTTAACTGTGTAAAACAATTCATTAATGTATTGCTCCACTCGGTAATAATCTGTGTCACCGATTTTTGTTGCATTTCTCTGATTAGGAAGTATTACGTAGCCCATTACCCTCTCCGCATTTTACTAATATCAATAGCATCTTCTTGACGAAATACAGGAATGCCATTTGACTTATGTAGTACACTTACACCTAACATAGCATCACCTGTGTAGACTTTATCTGCTGGTCTTGCCGCTATACCTTGCCCAGTATCCACGCTAGGAATATGGCGGGTACTGCGCTTAGGATCATGTAAAGGAGAATAACCACTAGTTGTAGCCACTCTGGTAGGTTGTCGTACTTTGGTAACTTCATCTTTGACCCCCCATTTGTCTAATAATGCTCTCCACGATTCGGCATTTTTACGTGCTGTATTAGCCGCATTAGCATTGCGATGTTTCTGTTTACCTTTACGCTTACCTGTAGTTGAAAGATAAGGACCAACCATGTGCATAGTCATTATTGCGTATCCTTAGAAAAGTCTGCTTCTTTAGTAGTTTCAAAAAATCTTAAATTAGGATATTGTTCTTTGGCTTTGTTCCACAGCTCATCTTTAGTTGTAGCCTGTAGCAAGAAGTTGTTAGTAAGTTTATCGTACATGTAAACAGCATCGCCTACTTGTTCAATATATACCAAACGCATTGTGTTTAGTACTTCAGTACTTTTCTTATCAGAAAGCACTTCACGTATATTTTTAAATAATCTAATCATGAATATGGTAAATGCTATAGTACTGACAGTAACGTATACCATACCTAATGCTTTTAAAAATTCCATTGATACACCTAAGTTGTTAGTATATATGCTATTATACTATCATTTTGATTATTTGTCAAGAGCTAAGTGCTGCCAACGTTGTCATATGTGCGTCTTTAAATTCAAACTTATAGTGTGTTGGGAATAAAGTTAATACCTCTAATTGCCAGTCTTCGTTGGCTAGGTTCTTTTGACACCAACGACTAATTTTAGTAACCTTGTTAACATTGCGGACATCTAATCTATTTGTCATCATCTGCCTCGTGTAACAATGCTTCTAGAGTTTTGTAGTGTTCATATGCTTGACGTAGATTTTCATACTTAGCTAACAGCTCTGGTTTGGGCTGTAGGATAGTAAGACGATCAGTAATAGCATTTAAGGTCTCCTTAAGACTAACACCGTTCATAACAATGTCAGCATCTTCACCTTCTAAGTGCATCTGCCCTTTAGTAGTCAGTTTAGCATTAGTATTATTTGCCCAAGTAGAACCAGTACCACTTGCTGTAGTTAATATTCCACCACCACCCCCTGCGCCTGTTACGCTAATGGTATGTGTACCTGCTCCACCACCGCCAATAGTAATATTACTTGTTGGTACTACGCCATTACCTGGATACACAGTTGCCATTATTCTTCGCCAAGCCCTGCCACGTCATCGATGTCTTCATCATCATTGTAATCATCTTCATCGCGTTCTACACCTTGGTAAACTGGTTCTCCACCTACAATGATCCACTTGTTCTCACCCCATTTACCGTTGGTGTCGTAATCATTGCCGTCAATGTCTTCACCATCATATTGTACACCAGTGGTAATTTCCCAACCATCAATGTCCTCGTACAGTACTCGTAATTTGCTAGGATCAAATGGTGCTTTAATCTCAAAGTCGTTGCCGAAGAATGTACCCTTTTCACCTTGCGCACCGTAGAATACCACAGTGCCCGCAGGATAATCACTGATATATTTTTCATCAACACAATCATATTCTGCTCCATGATCGCTTAGTGCGCCACCTAATGGACTAGTCCAAATTTCTGCGCCAGTTTCATCATAGACTGTGATGTTGCTACTGTCATCGAATGTAGCACCACTGGTATGTACATCGTCACATTCATACGGACTGCCTGGTGTAAATGGCTGTAGGTCAAATGGAACATCATCCCACATACGTTCTTCCCAACTGCCAGCATACTGTTCGATATCAATGGCCTTATCTTTAAAGAAGTCGTAGATCTTACGGTCAACCTTGCCCCAATAGACTTCGCCACCTCGACCCCAAATCTCAACACGATAAGTCTGTGGTGTGAATTTAAGTGTTTGTAGTAGCTCTTCCTTTTCTTGCTCAGTTGCCATAACGTAATCCTTTCCACCATTTTTGTATACGCCATTTGATATAGGCTAAGCGTTCACCTTTACGTACATTCCATAACATCATATACAGGTCCTTTGTATGTTAAGTTTAATTTTTGCCAGCTCTTGAAGTTGCTGTGTGTTGTTGATGTGTACTCGCAACTTACCAAAGACGTTGTTCTGCCCCATAACATTAGGGCGTGAATTTGCTTGTTTATCACGTAGATTATACACACCAGCGGGAGCAGTGTAATTGATGAATAGCTGGTTGTTTATTCTTGCGCACCGACTATCCAACACATTACCACTGGCATCTAGCATATCTACTACCAGGCCAAGATGTTGTTGCCCTTGTTCAGACCGTAGCTCACTGTTGATCGCATGTAGTGTTTCCAAGTCTGGCAAGTAATAGCTATTTGCTCTAGGAATAAATCCAGTCTTATAAAATACACGGATATCGGGCTCATTGCCACACATACTGCCTGCTATTTTTTTAACCAAATGACCTGTACGATCATGCGCAACAATGTCAGCAGTTACCATAGTCGCAGTTGAACAGCTATTTTTATCCACACTTACTGCTTTGAGTGCTTCGTCAAACGAAGATACCCATTCCTTGTTCATGGTAATAGTATAAGGAATTTCTACATATGGTTGGCGTAGTTTATTAATATTAAATTCAGTTTGGCCGTTGTTGATTACATAGGCCTGTTGGGGATAGTTGGCCAACACTGTGCCCAATAACATGTCACCGTTAGCACGTTCCTCAAAGCGTGTGTCCAATTGAGCCTGTACTTGATCACCCTGTACAATAATGTCTTTTCCGGGTTTGGCCAACATACGATTGGCAATCTTGCTACTGCCCACGTCTACTATCATTTCAACGTGCCAATTGCCCTTATCGTCTTGGTACTGGTCAAGTACTTCGTAATGGTTAACATAACCTGCGCTATAGCTACCAGCACGATCATGAACTAACTTACCATCACGGGCCTCTTGTTCGCCAACAACCACACTTCCGACTGATTGCTCGATTGCTCGATTGAAAGCAGATTGTTTAGCCTGATCAAATGTGCGCCCAATGCCTTCAACTTGTACATTGTCGGCAAGGGCAGCACTACTGAATAATAAGGCTAAAGTGGCTGCTAGTTTCAATTATTTACTGCCCATTGCTTTGCGCAATTCATTAGCGGCTGCCACAGTGGTCATACCTGTTTTAACTTCAACTACGATCGTACGACCTGATTGGTCAATTTTTTCATCAGTGATAACAACACCACGTAGTAATGCTGTACTTGATGTAGTGATGTTTTCACGTACAATCTGTGCGATCTTTTCGCTGTTGGTATTTGGGCTTCGTTCATCAGCCGGAGCAGTAACTTCTTTACTAGGATCTTTGTAGGCTGTGATAATTGGATCACCACTAGCATCAAAGTCTTTGTCTTCAACTACAGTTTCGGATGTCATACCATTTGTGGTATTTTCTAAACTCTTTTGTACCGTAGTGCTCAACACTTTTAACGAACGTGTAGTTGTTAAGTCTGTACTGATGAACTCGGCGATGTTACGTTTAGCACGTAGTTGGGCTACCTGTGCCGCTTGCTCGATTGAAAAAGCATTGTTGCCTGCGATAGGTGCTGTGCCTTTTGAAGTAATCTCAAGGAAGTTACCTTTACTATCAAACGTGATAGTCATAGTACCTTGTGGACGATGGAACACAGTACTCACTGGTTTAGGACGGATACTGTCCGTATCTGGTTTAAGATCAGCATTTTTAATGCCACCATTGTTACTAGCACAGCCAACAACTAACAAAGCACCTGCTACTGCTAAACTAAGTTTTGTAATATTCACAACTATTTCCTTCTTAATAAGTGATTAATCTATCACGTTAATAAACATTATACAGTCTTTTGGACAATTTGTCAACCAAAATATGGTTCCTTGTAATTCATATGTACACGGTCAATAGCATCATCTAATTGGTCCAAACTAATACCGTGGTCCTCATATCCGTCCGCTACCAAATCGTAGTAGCTATTACTTGGTAAATTAAGCACTTCATCTGGGTACATTAAATAGGTCATCGCAGTATGCGGTACACCATCAATTAGCACTGTGACTATTTGCTTGGTATAGTATACAGGATAGCCTTCTAGTACGTCTAAGGCATCTTCACAATCATCTGATATTTCCCATACTACACCAACTGTATCACTTTGATAATCAGCCACTACAGTAGCAAATGATTTGAACTCAAATCGGAACCCTGGTAATACAGCGGCGCCTAAACTCACTGCTTTTGGGCAACGATGATTCATTTGAACCAAGTTTGTGTTCATTCCATAACTAAAATACTTCATAGTGATAATGTGCTACCTTTCGCTTGTGAATAAAAAATGTGTTGTCCTACTTTAACAATACGCTTACTGTTATCACGCCAATTTGGCTTAACATAATCCGCATGATAAAACAATGCTTTCTTCAATGGCTTAACACGCATGCCATAGCTTAAGACCTGTGTAGCTACCTGTTTACTTTCTTCCCAATTAGAGCCTTTATTCTGTAACCAAGCACGACGTTTATCTCGAGTCCAACTAAACTGGTCTTTAGCATAGACTACTTTACAGATATTGTTGCCCCAGTAACCACTCTTAACACGATTAAGAGTGACCTGCGCCACAGCAACTTTACCAACATGCGGTTCAATACCTGCTTCGTAGTAGATGTTGCGTGCCATACAATCAAATTCTTTTTTACTATACTTAACTGGTGTAGCAGACTGCTCTACTATAACTGTTTTGATATCTTGTACGTCATTATGTATGGATTCTATGGTATCTTCTATGCTTGAAATACGTGATTCTTGATTATAAGAATAAATCGCATTTGCTGTAAATACCGCTATGCCAATTGCTAGGTAAACTTTAGTTTCCATGATGGTCTGCCATAAAGTTATTAAGTCTGTGTATTATATACTCAGTTTTAAAAAAAGTCAACCTAAAATGATAAATAATTAAAAGAAACAAGGATATTCTTACTATGACTGCTGTTTATAAATTTATTACTACTAGACCTAGTTTAACTGATCTATTTTATTTTGAATTAGAAAGAGTTAATTTTATTTGCCCACTAAGCGAACAGCATGCAGGAGCAAATGGTTTGGTTTCTCCTGGTACATACGAAGAACTATTAACACCACAAGAAGTTAAAGATAGAAAAGCTGAATTGGCTAGTGTTAGACCAGATTTGGTAGAATACTTATGGCCAACTGAAGATGATTGCTTAATTGACACAGTATTAGACCCCAATCATCCATTTTACCAAGGTCACAAAGATCCACTGTTTAATCCATTTGTAACTATTCACACAGCATATTGGACCTTTGATAGTTTAGAAAGCCTTAAAGCATATTACGAAACCGCTTCTATCGGTAATAATACCGAAGAGTTAGCTAAACTTAATGCTGAAGTAGCACAGTATGGTAATACTATTAAAGAAAAAGTATTTGTCGACGGTGTAGAAACCGCAGTAGATTTCTTAAAAATAGCACCATAACTAACAAAAACAAAAAAGCCGCGTTAAGCGGCTTTTTTATGGGTCCGTAGACTGCTACTTAATTACGCAGCAAATACGCGAGCACGTGAACCTTTAACATCACGGGCAGTAACAGCATAAACTGTTTTACCTGTTGAGTTAACATCAGTTTTAACATTCAGACCGCATTTACGGAACTCTGACATACGAGCTGGTAAGTTTTTGATACCGTAGTTAGCAGATGCCTGTGCAGCTGATAATGTTTTACCTGTACCGCGTAAATACTTTTCTAAGAATGCTACCTGGTTTGTTACTTTAGCTAAATTTGCCATTGTTTACTTCTCCATAACGATTAAAAAATATATATATGTTGCTTAATTTCTAAGCATGTATATATTATATACTCTGTTAATGAGTTTGTCAACCACTTTTGGTTAACCTTATTTCTTTAGTTTCTTTATTAATCGACCACACCAACGTATCTTCCTCTTTCCAACCCAATTGTTCTATTAAATCAGTTGGTAGAGGAAGAATTAGTTCACCTGTGGCCAAATCTTCTTCTAATACCGCAGTCCATTGTTTAGTCATTTAAAATCCATGTAATTCAACTTCAATTTTAAAATCAGTTACGCTGTCTACACGGAAACTGCGCCATGCCTGTTTGTCTATACACCAAACGCTAATTGTAGCAGATTCCTTTTCAGTAGCCTCTTTAACCGGTGTTTTACGCTCATACGCAGGCACAAGGTCTGCTCTAAGGGTACAGGGCATAGTGCGAGTTTCGCCGTTTACTTTGGTAAATGTTACTTCGCATACACGATCCCTTAATTTTCCTAACAATTCTTCTTTAGTAAGTTTCATACGATTCCTTTCGATTGATTCAGTAAATGCGTCCATTCCCCAGGCTAATAACATTATTCTTTACCTTTCAAAATGTCAAATGTAATATCTTTCGCACGTTGGTCAACAGCCTTACGTTCCAATACATCTACAGTACGCAGTAGGTCCTGCATTAGATCTACAATAACTTCTCGGCCTTCTTCTGTAAGATAGCAATACTCGCGGCCAACAGGACTACTGCGCCATAGGCGTGGATTCTTGGTAATTTCTAACATAGCACCGTAGACAGTGCCCTTATTAGCTTCTTGCGCTAGTTTATAGTTTTTCGCCAACTTCAAACCCCCTAAAACGCAAGAACCTAGGAAATCTAAGCGAGTAAGTGCCGTCTTGATTTTGCGTAACAGCATCTGCCCTAACCTCTACAATCTGTCCAATAATTGAATCACGATGAATCCAAAACTCATCACGATCATTATCTGTGAAACCACTACCAACGTTGACCACAATTTGTCTCCCGTCGTCGAGTCCCGAACAAACAACTGCGCCAAGTCTTCCTTGATTCCTTCCAGTACCTTCTTCAACATCTGTTACCTCCAGACTAACTTCGATAAATGGCTTAAGTTTAAGCCATGCTACACTACGTTTACACTCATAGATGGCGTTAGGATCTTTGATCATAATGCCTTCATAACCGCCTGCCACTGCTTCTTCGTTAATCTGCTTAAAGCGAGCCTGACCATGCGGAGCACTAAGGTCAACTAACTCTTGTCCAACCATTGTAACATTAGGCATATGATCAGCAAATTCGCTGTACCATGCGGCTAATGTAACACTACGATCAATTTGACGATGCTGGCCTTGACCTGCTTGGAATTCTTTAAGCGTAATAATATCAAATAAATTAAGTACAGCGTCAGTTGATTTTACCTCGCTCTTACGATGTACTTGCTTCATTAGATCTTGGAAACTTGCTGACATAATTTCACCGTCAAGTACTACGGGCTCAGCAAAGAAACGTGCGTGTTTACTTAGTTGTTGCTCAACCAATGGAAAGTTTGCTAATGATTTACCGTTCCGGCTAAAAAGATTAACAGTCCCAGTTGGAAACACAATAGCAATGACACGTACTCCATCAAGTTTAACTTCGATGAGTTTTTCTCCTGCCACCTTAGTTTCGTGATTGGCAGAATCATGAGCAAGTTGGCAACTAAACACAGGAATAACGTAATCCGCATAATTCTTCTCCACTACTTTATTGATTGTTTTTTCACTGAATCCGGCACGCATATCTTTAATTAATATACGACGATACCAATAGTTCCACTGTTCTTCTGTGGCTTTAAGTCTGATTGTGTTCACAGCGGTTAATGCTGCGTTGCCTGTTAATTGACGGGTAGCAAGAGCATCTGCTGTTTTCTTAAAAGTTTCCCAACTTAATCCAGTACCATCACTAGTCTTTGGTTCAACTTGTTTAACACCAAAGGTAATCATTGAATCTAACGCAAGACGACAACCCGTAAAGAATTCATCGTTGCCAGCAGATGCCTGCGCTTCAATGATCTGTTCTTTATTAGTACGGAGATTGTGTAGTTCTAAATCTTTGATTACTTGCCAAGGAGTGTCCATAACATGCCTTATTAATTAGTATAAAGCATATTATACAACCAATTTGATTGATTGTCAACCGTTAATTGCGTCCAACTACTACTTCAATTGTGGCTATTTCACCATCTGGCACAGAGTCTAATGCCTTGCCAATGATACAACCTGGTTGATATTTGGTCATATCTAAACGTTCTGCTACACCGCGTACATCACTAGTAACTACACGATCACCTTTAACCACAGGACCTAATACACGACAGGGTACACGACCTTGTAGAGCTACTGCTACACCCTCTAACTCACTATTCATTAGATATGCCGGGTTAGTTGACACCACACCCGCAACTTTGGTATCATGGCTAGTTAAACTGACTGTAACTTCACTAGTACCACCAAATACTACTACAGTGCCCGGTATATAGTTACGATCACTAGCATAGACTTCGGCTAAGTCAGCGTAACGTGCGGTAGTTGCTGTGCCGGTAATAACTCCTGCAGATGTAACCTGCATACGATATGTACTTGCACCGTCCGACCAACCACCAATCTTAAACACATTATCGGTATCGAGCCCCATATTAATTGCGTATGCGCCCGGTCGATGGAATGAAATTACTGCCGCATTAGTGCTGTCACCGCGGACACTCATTGATCCTGAATCATTTGATGCCGCTACCGTACCGCCTGTGCCAGTTTTACCGGTAATCGTTCCAGACAAGGTCAAACCAGTCAATGTTCCCACAGACGTAATATTCGTCTGTGCCGCAGTGGTTAATGTAACTGATGCTGTAACAAATCCTGCACCATTGGTAAGTTGATTGGTGTTAGTTACATTAGTTGCACCGGCCGCAATACCATCTAATTTAGAGGCATAGGTGCTGGTCATGTAACCATTAGCTGATGCAGTTGCGGCTGCCATACTAATTGCCGGTGTAGTTCCGCCACTTGATGTAACTGGTGCGGTTCCTGAAACACTTGTAACACGTGCAGTTAGCCCGCTGTCAACATACCCTTTCATTGCTGTGTTGGCTGTGGTAATAGCTGTTGTGGCACTGGCAATAGCATCAGACTGTACAGCAGCATTTGAAGTTAGTGTTGTGTTTATTGCATCAACATATCCTTTCATTGCTGTGTTGGCAGAGGTAACATTTGCTTGTACATTACCAATTAACGAGGTAAGTGTCACACTCAAATTAGCATCATTGCCTAACGCAGATGCAAGTTCATTTAACGTATCCAATGTCGACGGGGATCCATTAACCAGACTAGTAATCTGCCCATCTACATACCCTTTCATAGCTGTGTTAGCTGTGGTAATAGCTGTTGTGGCACTGTCAATAGCACCGCTTTGTGCTCCGGCATTAGCAGTCCACGCAGTAGTAACTGCGTCAACATAACCTTTCATAGCAGTATTAGCTGTTACTATACTGCCCGATTGTACTCCGGCGTTTGCGTAAAGAGTTGCTATATCACCTGCTTGTACTGCCGCGTTGCTGGTTAACGTTAATACAGCACTGTCAGCATAGCCTTTCATAGCAGTATTAGCAACATCAATCATAGTATTCACTAGAGTCATCAACGGAGTACCGTTAGCAAATAGATAATTAGTAGCTGTCACATTACCTGAGACATTGGCGTTTGGTGGATTGAAGTCGGTATTTTTTCCTAACTCAACAGCAGCTCCGTCTGTAGTAAATGTCCATTTACCATTACCGTCAACACTAATAGATTCACTACCAATATGAATTGTGCTACCACTGAACCAACCTTCGCGCCAACGTTGTGTTGGGCTGCCTAGATCGTAGGTGATATTTGCTGTTGGCAATATACTACCTGTTACATTAATATTACCACCAATAGATAGTACGTTTCCAGTTTTATTAAATGTTAAGCCAGCACTTGCTCCAGCAACTCCACCGTCATTGAATTGAACTTGCGTATTTGCGCCTGCGGCCGAGCCCGCCACAAATGGATTAATAAAGGTTAATCCCGTAACCCCAATAGTGATTGGATCCGGTGTAGAAAGTTTATATGTTTTAGATACGTTAATGTCGCCTTCGGCAACAGTAGTGGTCATACCACTGGTAACCTTACCCACACCGTTAGCATCAGCATCAGTAGAGCGTATCCATGTACCGTTACCACCAGTACCCACAGTTACAACTCGATAGATACCATTTTGTTTAGCGTCTGCTTGATCTTTAACTAATATACGATCAGCGACTGCTAGTAGTTTACCATCAATGGTATCGACCATATTGCCGGTGGCTAATAGATTACCAACGTCTGCTGTAGTTGCTACACGCACACTTTGTTTGTAATCAGTATCGTAAATTTGACTATATCTAGGTCTAGTTAATGCCATTGTAATTTCTCATCATTTAGAGTATTTATCAAGAAAAAAGGACCCGAAGGTCCTTTTTCCAATACAACAAGTATTACGCTTGTGATTCGCTAAACGCTAACTGTACATCAGCAAACTGTTGTGTAGTTTGTGTTGCGATACAGGTAATTGTAATAGCAAGAACCTCTGGACCGTCTGGGTAAACACCGTTACCTGGAACAGCACTAGTACCTAATTGTTTAACTTGACTTAGATCTAGCAATCCTGAGTTAGTACCACTAATTGGAATAGCAAATAGTCGCTCACCACCTGTTACAGAACCAGATACAGATTGTACTGTAATAGTCATGTCGTTAGTTACGTTAGCCGCATTAGCACCAAATACATAACCTAATACTTTCAATGTATCGCCTGGTGAATAGTTGTCACCTGGGTTATTAATTGAATAAGATATAGAACGTTGACTATAACTAGAAACGTTGGTGGTATGTGAAGCACTGGCTAACGAAATATTAGCCCCACTACCTGAACCAGATACTGTTGAAGGTTCTGTGTAGGCTATACTGATTGGGTCAATACCAACAGAGTTGATTTTAATATATAGATCGTTAGTAGTACTTGTACCACCCAACGCTGTACCTAAAATCTTAACGTTACTGTCTGTAGCAACATATCCGCTACCACCACTACGTACAGTTGCTGAAGTAATTCTACTTGCGTAGGTTGCTGTTGTGACTAGATGTGACACAGTGATGTCAAACGTAGCACCCGCACCAGCGCCAACAAAGCTAGTAGTAGTCAAATTAGTATAAGCAGTCACTCTAGCTGTAGTTTTAGCAGCCGCCGTACCTGAATATTGAGCACTGTCAATTTTTGCTGGACCACGGAATGGTTGCTGACCATCAAAGCTCAATGCTGAACCAGTTTGTAAGCCACCAACAGTAGTTCCCTGGAATTGAATGTTAGTACTAAACTGCGTAAATGATGGTTGATTACCAAACGCAAGTGTATTCAAGTTTAAGAACTGTGTGGTACTTGTATTAATATTTGTAGGATTTAGAACACCTTCAATCAAATAACGTCCGCCAGTTAAGTTAACAACCAAGTTATTCAAGTCCAACGCAGCACGGTTTACTAAGTCACGTGTACCAAGTGTACCAATAATTGTGTTAGATACTGCTGGTGCTAAACGCATTAAGAACAATGTAATTTTACTACCAATTGTACTTGGAAGCGCAACGTTTTGACGATTGAACGTAAAACTAAAGCCCTTATCGTTTTGGTAACCACCGTCCATGATAACTGCTGAACCCCAGTGGGTAATTGTTGGAGCTGCTGTACAACCTAGTGTATAAACACCAGACTGGTTAGCATGCGAAACTGCTGAACCTTGTGTAAATGTTTTACTTGAACCTTCAATAAACTGTGTTAATGAAGTAGCACGTGTTACACCAGTTACGTTAGCTACAGTATTACCATTGCCGTACATATTTTTAGTAATACCTGTGTACTTGATAATTTCGTTTTCAATTGACAAGTATACCGGATATTCAACAGTTACGTTGCCTGGTAAGAATGTACCATCTAACACACGGAAATGTGTAATACTGTCATCAATTGCGCCAAACATTTTAGTCAACGCACCTGAACTTGATGCTTCGTAACGTGCTGGCAAGTTACCAGAACGCATATAAGCTTCATCGTTTACGTTATTATTTTTAATACGATGTGCTAGGATCATTTTACCGTTAGGGCCACGTACTCCATACTCAATAAAGCCAGCACCGTACCATGTGTATTGAATCATAATCATCTGCATCTTAGCAGGATCAATTACATATCCGCTTGGACCAGTTCCGTCCATAACGTCAACGTTGAATTCATCTTGCGGAATACGTTGGTCTTGAACTAATAATAATTTAACACGAGTTTCGTTAGTTAGTCCACGATACTCTGGGACCACTGTCATAGTATTCTGATCAGTAACACTTGTTACTGTATGTGTCATACCACGAATAACCACGGTACTACCAATGGTTAATTGATCTACAAATTTAGCAGTACCGTCACCTGTAACTAGGTTACTATTAGCCTGTACACTAACTAAACCAGCACATTGATAAGTTGCTGAACGTTTAACTACGTTAAGTTTTTCACCGTCATATTCCCAGAATACACCGTTTTGGTCATCGAACATACCAGCACGTACAACACCGCCGTACCAGCCAGTGACGTTAATACGTGGTTGAGGAGCAAATACAGGAGTTGTAGCACCTAACGATTGTCCTGCTTCAACAACAAAACTACGATCGTTTAAGATCTGTGTAACGCGACGTGTAACACCTGCGTAACCAGATGTTACAATACCACTGAATCGTACAATAGCACCAACTTGAAGTTGATGATTTTGTTCTGTACCAATTGTAATATTGCTGTTAGAATTTGTTCCATCTGCTGAACAACTAGCAATATCAAATGTTGGGCCAAATAGTGTACCTGATGTAAAGAATAGACCTTTACCAGATTGGTAACGGAAGTATTTCTTAGTTTGACGTGCTGCTGTAGCGCCATGGTGCGGACTACCGCAGGTCATAGCAATACCACCATCAAATGGTCTATGTACAAAGTAACTGTTTGGTTTAATAATAACGTTACCTGCTAGTGTACCATCAACCTTAGCGCCACCTTTAGCAGAGTATGTAAATGTAGTTAAACTTGGCACTGACAAGATTGGGAACGCACCTGAACCATAAGACACGTTACCACCTGATGTTAATTGAATCAATAATGGTGTGCCAGGCGATAAACCGTGAGCATACGGAGTTGTTACAGTAACAGTACTCACCGGAGCAGCTGCGTCACTAGCAATACTAGTTACCGGAATAGCGGCGCCTGTGTAGGCTGTTGCTTTACGTAATACTGTGTCGTATTGGTTTAATGGGTAACCCGACGGTAGGCCACTTGCTTTCTTTGGATAGTAGAACAGGTTATTTGATTCACTGCTATGGACAAAGTATAAACCTTCTGTATCCGGATGTCTGTGATTTTGTGTACTAATGTAGGCATTAGCAGACACACCATGTGATGTGCTGTTAAGACCAACCTGCGCTACGTTACCAGCACCAGCTTGATACGCACCAACTAATCTAATTAGTGGGCAACCTGATGTTGCTGGTGATGCCTTAGCAGTAGTACCTAATACTGAACGAGTAGCTATTACTGTGTTACCCATTGCTGTTCCAATGGTAGTAAGTTTAACAATTTCTAAGTTACCAGTTGCTCCTTCACTTGTGTTAAGTTTTTGGATTTGGCTACCTAAAGTAATAAAATCCAACGGAGTAGTATTGTACCAACCGCGGTTAATAACCATCTCAGTATTGCTAGTTACACTGAACACGTTAGCAACTTCAACGTTGGCTAATTCAATAATAGCAGCACCTGCTGGTAAGTTAGCACCTGTTGGATTTGAACCGTTACGTTGACGTACTACTGTGATACTTCCTGTGCCGCCGCCGCCTGTTACCGCTACTAGTTCGTATACATTTGATACTGCTGTTCCTACTTGTAGGAAATCACCAGTAGCAATAGAATTAGCACCGTCTAGGTTAATTGTAGTTGTGCCTGTGCTGGTAACATCACCTGCTACTGTGACTGTTGAAGCTTCAGGTTCAACTTTAAGTATCAATAGTAAATCGCCAGCAGTATAAGCACTGGTATTACCTGAGAATGTAATTGTACGTTGTTGACTACCATTTACGTTAGCAGTAATTGTACCGGCACTTGGTGCTACGTTGGTTTGATTGATTAAGAGAGCGTAATCATCAGTGACCCAGTTAGGCGCATACGCACCGCTACCTTGGTTAAGAATACCCCAACCTGTATCTGCGTTATTAGCAATAGTATTAACACCGTTGACTAGCGTAACATAACCAACTGTGTTTAATGGCAAGTCAGCACCCGGATTTTCATAAATCGCAGGCATGTTGTTGTTTAGTGCTAATGACTGCCATTTGGTATTTTGTAGGCCGTACTCAAAGTCAGCGTCAATTAGTGATTCTGGTTGAGCAAAGCGTTGACGCTCAATTGCGTCAGTACCAAAGTGCCACGGACGAGTAATAACTTCACGTGTTTCTACATAAATTTGTAGTTTATCGTTAGCAGTCATTAGGCTAGTATTATAGTCTAGAGTAATTGTAGTTACACCGTTTTGTGACTGTGGATAGTCCACATCAGTACTTGGGTTATATGCTACAGTAGCACCTTTGTTTGGATCACTAAACTGATAGATAATAGTGTTAGTAGTTACGTTAGTAATAACTAAAATATCCGCAGTTTCAATATAGCCTTGTAACTTTATAGTGCCTGCGCCGCCTACTCCCGGTGTAAACACATAGTTCTGTATACGCTCTCTCATTTCTTAATTTCCTTGTTTATATCTATATTTAATTTAAATTCCAAACGTGATAATATTTCCAAGGATAGTAGCAATAGCATCCCCAGAAAGTTTTTCATATTCGATTGTTGATACTGCTATCTTACTGTTAGTAACTGTTCCGTCACTTGGTACACCTGTAAATCTCGCTCTACCTAATGTAGTAATCCAGATAATTTCATTACTTAGTGGTGCCGGAGAAATAGTGATATATGTACCGTTAACAGAATAGTCTGCTCCTGGTTCCAATACAACACCATCTTTAATAACTAGTAATTGATATGCGTTATCCGGAGTATATGGCACATTACTAACCAATAACTGGAAAGCTGTGGTAATACCATTCTGTAGACCCGCTATACTATCTAATTTTGTAATAGTACCGATTTCGGGTACTTTTCCTAAATACGCCATTTTCTATAATCCAAAAGTTATAATATTAGCAATAATATTACTCTGTGCTTGAGTTGTAAAATTACTATAATTTACACTGCCATCAGCAAACTGACCATCTTCAACTTGTCCATCATCCGGAGTTCCAATTACCATTGGTTCTGCCAGTGCTCTAATAGATATACTCTGTATAGTAGTCGGAGTGTTTAACGCATTAAACGTAATATTGCCATTAGCTACAGTATATTGTGTTGTCGGCTCTAATGGTGCTCCGTCAACAATCACAAGTAATGAAAACGGGCTTATAGCATCCAATGTGTAGCTACCCAAATTACTTGTAACGGTGAGTGGAAATGTTACTCTAGTATTATTCACAAATGCGCTAATACTATCAACACCTTTAAATTCTCCACCACCACGCGGTTGTCTACCAATGTATGACATTAGTGTTTACCTACTACAACTTCAATTACACCACTTTCACCTTCAAAGTTTTCTAGAGCTTTACCTACTACGCTACCAACACGTGGGTTTGCTTCTGCTCTAGCACGACCGTTACCGGCTGATACTAACATATCACCTTTGGTAATAGTTCCTTCAACCTTACATGGGACACGACCTAACAATGCTACATCAACTACGTATTCACTAATTAGTGTATTGTTCATCAAATAAGCTGGGTTAGTTGACACTACACCGGCAATACGTGCGCAATGATCTACATTACATTGGCTAACTTCATAGTCGCCACCAAAGTGTAATACTGTGCCTGGTTCATACTGACTGTCTGATGTATATCGCTCAGCAACGTCAGCATAGCTAGCTGTTGTAGCGCGAGCATGAACTGTGTTAAACACACTAGTTAGGCTACCAATGTTACTTACGTTATTACTTGCTGGGAAAATGTTAGCAGTAACTATTAAGCTACCACCGATATTAACATTACCGCCAACACCAAGGCCGCCGCTGTTAGGTATAACAATAGCACCTGTAGTAGTTGATCCAGAAATTACGTTAGCGTTAGCCCAAATTCTACCTGTTGTACGGATCGTACCAGATGTTTCAATACTAGCAACATTACCCAACGAACCTGTAGAGTTAATAGAGCCACTACCTGCTTCTAGGTTACCACCAATATATAGTGCTCCGGTGATACCTACGCCACCAGTTACCTGTAAGGCACCCGTTGTTGTTGAACTTGCGGCTTCAGTACTGGTAGCAAGTAATGTACTTGCGGCTGTGATAGTTGCAGCTTTGAATGGAGCAAAAGAAAAACTTACGTTAGCAGTATCAACAGTTGTACTTGGTGCTAAGGTTAAGTTTGAAAATACTTTAAACACACCATCCGTCACATCACGGAAAACTCCGTTGTATCTTGTAAGAACCCCATCAAAGTACTCAGCAATGACACCAGTATCAGCAGAGTCGCCCGAGTTACCTGTTGCCAAGAACAAGAACGGGTCATTAATAGCTAGTGAATCAGACGCTGTGGTTGTAAACGTACCAGCAACTGTAAAGTCACCTGTACATTGAATATCACCACCTACGTTTAGGTTTTTAGCTAGTCCCATACCACCACTTACTACTAATCCACCTGTTGATGTGCTAGAACTTTCTGTGGTGTCTGTTAATCTAACTAATCCACCTGCGTATACGTTACCAGTAGCACCTAAGCCACCGGATACTTGTAAGGCACCCGATGTTGTTGATGTGGTATCAGTTGCGGCGTCTATTTGTAGACGCTTAACACCCTGAGTAGCAATAGCTACCTGTGTACCACTTGGCCAATATATACCAGTGTTAGTACCCGATGTGTAGTAAACTGATGGACTAGCAGCACTACCTGCTGGGAAACTTGTAGCAGTGGTATCTAATGTTTGTAGCGCACCAGCACGATAGATAACTGTAATGTTATTAGTGCCGCTTGCTGGCGGACTAATAAATGTTAATTCGGTGCCCACCGCAGTAAACAAACTAGGTAATTGTTGTGCGGTACCAATGAATACTTCTAAGTCCTCTGATCTTGCCACTGCTCGACTAAGGAGGAATTGTACATCACTAGCATTACCACTGAATCTTTCAGAGAATGTAGCAAGGAAGTTGGTTACCGGAGTTAAGCCGATATACGCCATGTTATGAAATCTCCATGATACTCATTACTACGTCCAATGATGTAGTAACATCACTGATAACTCTCATACTATCACTGGCTTGTAGTACTACTTTTTGGTCTCCACCAACAATAACTAAAGATCCGCCGCCTGGAATTGGTGCGTCTTTAATTAGATAGTAGTCTAATGAACCGTCATTAATATAAACGGAACCATTGACTGAAGCACCAGTAACATTACATACTGTTAGTCCTAATACAATAGCTGTATTGCCTGACCCAACTGTATAACTACCAACTGATACCGCAGTATTGCCTACGTTTCTACTTACTTTTCTTCTAAATGTATTTGCCATTTTATTTTCCTATTAACCACCTAATGCTATTGATAATGCTGTAGCATCATCTACTGTTGCGGCTATTTTGCCATCAATAGTTACCGATGTCGCAGACATTGTGCCTGTTAAATCTAATCCTGTTGAACTAATGTTTGCTCTGGTTGAGCCATCAATTGCTACAACAACAGTGCTGCCCGAGCCAGTGTCATTAATACTAATACTTGAATCGTTTTTAGAGATCTGATCGACACCAAGATCACCTGCGATAGCGATATTACCAGTGACTGATAAGTCACCAATTACGTCTAATCTACCTGCGATATTAGCACTGCCTGAAGTTGTTAGATTGCCGGATGAGGCTTCGATTGTTAAGGGGCCTACCGTGAGTCCGTTATGGACTACGAAGTTTGAATTAGCCATTGTTCCATATCTCCCAAATGTGCTATTGTTTATGTTATTTATGCTAGCCAAAAAAAATAGCACCCGCAGGTGCTATTTTAGGAACAATTAACTGTGTAGTTAATTACATCATACCGTGATGCCCGTGATTGGCGTTATCTTCTTTAGGAATTTCAGTAATCGCACAGTCTGTAGTCAACAGTAGACCTGCTACGCCTGCGGCATTTTGTAGTGCGCAACGTGTTACCTTAGTCGGATCAACTACACCCATTTCCAGCATGTCGCCGTAGGAATCATTAGCGGCATTAAAGCCATAGTTAGCTGTACCATTGGCGATTTCGTTAACTACTACACTAGCTTCACCACCAGCGTTTTCTACAATACTACGCAATGGACTTTCGATAGCACGTAGAACAATGTCGATGCCCACTGACTGATCAGGGTTAGCACCTTTTAGGCCAAGTACAGCTTGTTTAGCACGGATAAGAGCAATCCCACCGCCCGGCACGATCCCTTCTTCCACTGCGGCCTTGGTAGCATGTAGAGCATCGTCAACACGATCTTTCTTCTCTTTCATTTCTACTTCAGTTGCGGCACCAACTTTGATCACAGCCACGCCACCAACTAACTTGGCCATACGCTCTTGAAGTTTTTCTTTGTCGTAACTGTTAGTTGACTCTTCAATTTGGCTTCGAATGTTTTGTACACGACTGTCAATTGCTTCAGCAGTGCCAGCACCACCGATAATAATAGTATTATCTTTGGTTACCTCAACACGTGTTGCCTGTCCAAGATCAGCAAGTTTAACATCTTCAAGTTTCATGCCAAGTTCTTCAGCAACAATTTTACCGCCAGTTAGGATAGCAATGTCTTCCATCATAGCAGTACGACGTTCACCAAAGCCCGGGCCCTTGACCACGCAACACTTGATAACACCTTTCATTTTGTTGATAACCAGTGTGGCTAGTGCTTCACCTTCTAGGTCTTCTGTGATGATAAACAGCGGATTGCCTGATTTAGCAACTTGTTCTAGTACAGGTAAAATTTCTTTAATTGAACTAATTTTTTTGTTGTAGAGCAAGATGTAGGGATTTTCTAAGATTGCAACTTGTTTGTCAGTCTCTGAGATAAAATATGCCGATAAAAATCCACGATCAAATTGACAGCCCATTACAGCATCTAACTCCATAGCAAGACCCTGTGCGTCTTCTACAGTGATAACACCATCACGGCCAACTTTCTCCATGGCCTGCGCAATGATCTTACCAATTTCATTGTCGCTGTTAGCTGAGATAGTACCTACTTGTTCAATAGCCTCTGTGGTATCACAGGGCACTGAGATCTTAGCTAGTTCAGCGACTACTGCGGCTACAGCTAGATCAATACCACGCTTTAGGTCCATTGGGTTCATACCAGCGGCTACTGCCTTATTACCTTCTTTAACGATAGCCTGTGCTAGTACAGTAGCAGTAGTAGTACCATCACCAGCTTGGTCAGCTGTTTTGCTAGCTACTTCTTTTACCATCTGCGCACCCATATTTTGTAGTGCGTCTTCTAACACAATATCTTTAGCTACTGTAACACCGTCTTTGGTAATGTGCGGAGCACCGTAGGCCTTTTGAATAATAACGTTACGGCCTTTAGGACCTAGGGTTACTTTTACTGCGTTTGCTAAGGTGTTAACACCTTCAATCATCTTACTGCGAGCATTCTCGCCAAATTGTACGTCTTTTGCCATTCCTTAGTTCTCCTCAATAACTGCATAAATTTCTTCTTCTGTTAAGACCAATACTTCTTCACCATTAATCTTAACAATCTGCCCAGCGTGTTTGCCAAATAACACTCGGTCGTTTTCTTTAACTGACATTGGTACAAGTGTGCCTGCTTCTGTGCGGCGGCCTAGGCCTACAGCTAGAACAACACCTTGGTCTGGCTTTTCTGCAGCATTGTCGGGGATAATAAGACCTGAGCTTGTTTTTGTATCGGCTTCGATACGTTTAACAACCACACGGTCGTGTAGAGGATTTAATTTCATTGTTTTACTCCTTTAGTTAAGCAAATAAAATTGTTCGCTTTCGCCCTTGAATTAGGCACGTAAGCTACTAGTATATACTAGAAAAATATTTATGTCAACAGATTTGATAGATAATTTAATAATGATTGTTTTTCGTTTGTATCATCAATATCGTTAAACATATCGATAATAGTAGCACGTCTCTCTTTGTTAGAGTTAGTGTTGCCCCTATTTTCATTTAATCTGCGGCAACGGATACGGAAATTCTGCGGCCTGTTATCTGTCCTTTCGCCGATACTAGCCGGAATAATATGATCTAAATTTGGAACATGTAGATAATCTTTTGTAATTATGTTCTTACCTCTGCCCCAGTCATAATAATATGTTTGGCTCCCATCAGACCAACTTACCGAATTTTCCCTTTGCGTTTCAATAAACCACTCTGTTTCATCGTTAGTCCACTTATAATGTTTTTGATAGTATCCGTAAATAGCTATCTTAAATAACACATAAGGATCTGTAAAGTTATCACAAGCAAATCCGTACAAGTGCTCGTTGTAATAGGTATCGTCATCGTTTCCGGTATGTAATCGTCTGTCTTGTATCTTTTGATTAATTTCGGTATGTACCATATTAGGCCTTAGGCATTACAAAGAACGATTTGAGTGCGTCTAACACATCTTTACCTTGATAGTTAATCGGAGCCCAAGTTAATTCTGGGCTAGTTATTTTACACAATTTAAGAATTCCTGCGGCAATTCTACGTGGCTCTGGACAATCCATATACACGTTTGCTCTATTAGAATGGTCTAAGAAATCTTTAAATGCTTTTTTAATATCAAGATGCATACCATTCTTTCTGCTATCACTATATTTGTATAGTATTGCTTGTTGAACGGCCCAATCTAATTCTGCCGGTGATTCCCAACTACCATTATTAGATTGCTCACGTAAAAATTCCATTAATCCCCAAGCATTACCGGTGGCAAATGATGATTTAGAAAAAACAGAACATACAATGCTCACCGCACGTTCATAGATATCTGCTCCGTAAGTATCGTAATAGTTGATCATATTACCAACACCTGTACACTCACGTGGTAGAGTTTCTTCTTGGCCTTTCTCTACAAATCGACTACCGTACCGAGCATGTATGTCAAAAATATGTTCACATTTAACATCATCTTCGATAAGATCTGTACGTCCTTCTGCTTTACGCACTTGATTTCTACGTACTTGGATGCGATATTCATCAAACGGACTAGCCGAAAGTGTGTGCAGATTGTCTGTAGCATATAAGTCTACATCAACACTTTCTAAATCACTTTCTTGCCATTCAATGGGTACTTCTCTAATACCCATAATAATACAACCTACTGTACGATGTTGCCCGTTATTTAAGTTAGCTGTACCATCACTTAGTTTACGTGCTAGACCCATGAGTACATGATTTGGATCAAATTGGAATAGGATATCGCCTAGTAAGTGACGTAGCCAAATACCACGTTGTACGGAATTATTTTTATATGCCTTACTTACTGAGAAGTAATGATCTGGATGTCTACACATAGCTCGATTGGCTAATGATGGACACCAATCCAAGTCAATGCCATTTAAAGCCTGTGTTTGCTGTAGTATCCACAAAATTTTATTAGTAATTTGAAAAAAGCTAGGTCTATCGCCCAAGTCGTCGGTCTCAACATAATCAGGTACATTATTTAAAATAGTCTGCTTTTCTTGAGGAGACAGTGTACTAATATGTCTACGTTGTGCTTGTGGTCCAAACACTTTAATTAAGTCTTGTCCGTAAATTTCTTTAGGATCTTTATTAGGAAAAGCCATATTTCTCCTTGGTTGATAATTAACTTACAAGTGCTATTATACACTCTTTTACTAAAAAGTCAACTAAAATTTGTATGACATATTTTGTTGTTTGTGCCACGCAAATATTATAGCATAGTACTCGTGCCACACAAACAGTCTTGTGTGGAATATACTGCTAGAAATACCAGACAAAAGAAAGCACCCGAAGGTGCTTTCTACTAGTTTTGGTAACAAGGTATAGCTACCCCGGACGAGCAGTTTTTAGGCTGCTACAGCTTCTGTACCACGAGCGAAGCGGAAGCCACGACCCATAGATACTTTAACTACGTCTTTTGTATTTGCGTTTGCATTTACGATTTTTGTATTTTACGTGACCCCACGTGTTGCCCTTTATCCTATCTCACGCTGTCGAAACCTGGTCATCCCCGGCATAAACATACTACGAGATTTTGGCTTCAATTGCCTGGTCGAGTTCAATATGTTTATGGTGGAGATGGGCGGAATCGAACCGCCGTCCAACATGCCTTACTTTAAGAGTTATACAACAATTTCTTTAATCAGTTGCCTTTTCCATGTAAGGAAGTTTACCTAACATGTGTAAACGCAACGTCTGATGTTTTTTATCAACCACTACTTCTTCTGTTACACTAGCACCTTCAAGAACTTCTTTCTCTTTAACAGGTGCCGCATACGAACGTTTAGCTAGTTGATGTTGATTAACAACATTGCTCGGTTCATCTGCCTGTGCTACTCCTACTGCTAAAAGTGCTACGAATACTAAACTACGTGCTAACATTTCACTTTCTCCTCTGTGTATACTATTAATTATACACGGAAGAGGCCGAAAATCGTGTGCTAGTTAACAGACCTCAGTATATGCTACCCAGCATATACTAGATAGCATACTTTAATACTTTGCCATCCAGTAACCTTCGTAGTAAACTTCTACTTCTCCAGTTACCGGGTTTAATCTTAACTCACCATTCATGTGAGTATTTATGATTTACTACTAGGCTGGCACAGCTTCAGCACGTGCCTTTAAACTTTCCAAACTGATTGCTGGCTTAGAAACTTTAACAGTATTACTGCCGTTATATTTTTCATCTGCGGTGTCGATAGCCACTTTGAATTGACTATACAATTCTGTGGTCATTAGATACTTGACACAATCTTGTTTAGACAATGCGTTTGGAAGTTCGATAAGTTCAATGTCTTGATGCCCATCCTTAACCAAGATTTTAACACGGCTAACCAAATCATTAGCAAAACGAACTTTAGTTTGACCTTTAATAGTTGAAATACCAGTTACTGTAAACATTAATAATTCCCTTCTTGTTGTTGACGATCTTGAATTACAAAACTTTGGATATCACCAAAGTTTGTGCCCATTTCAAACATATACTCCCAAAACTCTTGCTTAACGGCAGTAGTTTGAAATTCTATATCCACAAACACCAGTTTAAGTGCCTGCGGAGTGATGTTCCCACCACAAATTCTTGTTAATTCTGAATACTCTTTAATTTTCATAATACAAGTATTATACACTCAAAAAACCAAACTGTCAACCGAAATCTACCATAAGTATTCATATGGAATGTAAATTTTTATCTAACGGCATAGCCCTACAATATCATGACTTTTTAAAGCCCTGCTGTACGTGGCGTAGCGACGATCAATGGCGTAGCAATCATACCGTACAAAAGGTCAGCATAGTTAACTGGCATCAACACCCAGATCTAGTACAGGCACGCCAGCAATTAGCTGATAATGTGTGGCCTAAGGGCTGTGAAGATTGCCGTGTAGTGGAAGAACAAGGGCGAGCAGACAGCATACGTTTAGGGGGTGCTAGCGCCTATGCTAATTACTCGCTAGATGATATAACCTTAGAAATCCGCCCGGGTAATGTATGTAATTTTGCCTGCCAAACCTGTTGGACACCTGCTAGTACTAGAGTAGCGGACTTTTACAAACGAGCAGGTCTAGCTGACCCATTTAAAGACTACGTTAAGAATACATCATCACCGTATGATTCACTACTAGCAGTTAAAGATAGACTGAAGAATATTATTGTACTTGGTGGTGAACCATTCTATGATCCAAGTTGCTTGGAGTTTTGGCAGTGGAGTTTAGCCAACACTCGAGCAGACCTGTCTGCGTTTACTAATGGGTCAGTCCTACGAACAGATCTACTAGCTAATACTGATCGTAAGTTTACCTTGATCTACAGTTTAGATGCTGTGGGCCATGCCGCCGAGTATATTAGATTTGGTACAATTTGGTCCGATGTCCAAAGTAACTTTGATCATGTGCGCAAAGAACTACCGCACGTTGAAGTTAGAGTAAACATAACTACATCAGTTTACAATTACTACTATCTATTAGATGTTGTTAGTCTATTGGCTCAAGATTGGCCTAAGGTTGTTTCGTTTGGTATTGCTGCCGAAGATATCTTTACAGAAGCTGTGATTCCCACAAGTCTACGACCCAAGCTAACTGCTAGACTAGCGGAATGTTTAACTGTGCTTGATTCGGCTAATATAGAATCAGATCAAAAATCCAATGCTGTTAATGCTGTTACAGCTATCATTAATAATCTTAATACTGTTAAATATAACAGAGAACTACACGAAAAATTTGTGGATTATGTTACAAAAATAGATCGCGCCAAGAACGCATATCTAGTTGACTATTGTCCAGAGGTGTCAGAGCTGTTAGATTTTCCAAGTAAGTAGTTGAATTCTTTTGCTCGGACAAATAACCCAATATATCTGGATTATTTTTAGCTATCAATTGTTTATGTAGTGCGCTGTCCATAATCTGTTTAATTAAATCATTGGGCTGTAGTCTAGCTACTAATTTAAATATCTCGATATCTCGCAAAGGTGTCCAAGTAATAGTATTACCAAAATGCCAATGTTGCCAATCGTTAACATTATAATTAGCGCAGACTTTGATTGTATCTGCTAGTCCTACGTGAGTATATTCATCTTGCTGTTTATGCCAAGCATCTAGATACTTCTGTTGGTTGAAATAGGTATAGTGTAGACAGTTGGTATTCTCTTCCAACAGTTTAGGAATACTAGTACCATAGTGTAATAACAGCATATTACTAGTAACGGGACTGCGTAGAGTAAATTCATCACCCGGCGCACCACTGGCCAGCACACATGGTTCATTCCAATGATGTATCTGATGATATCCCCAAAACTGTCCTATCTTTCCGTGATTCTTTAGATAGAAGTAATCATAGTCTACATGATTGTTTAGCACTAGTTTGTATTCTGCGTGTTTTTGGATATAGGAAAACAGCAGGGCAGTGTCCATGCCGCCACTTAGATATACTCGTATAGGGTCTGACAACTGCGACAAGAATGTCTGTGCTTTGCGATCTAATATAAGATCAACTTGCTCTACTACTTGTTCTAAGGTCAACGGACTAGTGTCGATTGAACCAATTGGATCAAAGTATTCACGGCTCAAAGACAGGTCCGGATTTAATCTAACTAGGCAATCAGTCCAAATTGTTTCGTCAAACTTGTGTAAATTCGAAAGCCCTAGTGTAGGACTATAAAACAAAGGAAAACTGCGTAAACGGTCACTGTGTATGCGTACACCGTCTTCTGTACAGTTGATTACACAGAAGTTACCTGTGCGACTAGGTTCAAGTTCCTGGCATATATCGTCTATATGATCTAATAGTAGCCCGCTATCGAGATAACCTTTAAACCAAACTCCATCAGCGTAACGAGTCCATCCGTTGTCCATACTAACAACAAAGTTGTCAACTTGAAAGTTGTGCGGAAAGTTATCCTGATGTGAGTGACTGACGTGAAAGAACATTATCGTTTAGTAATCACTTCGTCTGCTAGACCGTAGGCCACTGCTTCTTCTGCTGATAAGAACGTGTCAAACTTCATAGTTTCGTATAGTTCTTCATAGGTTTTACCAGCAGTGTTGTGCTTGACATACAACTGTGTTAGGCGTTCATTTAAGCGTTTACTTTCTCCCATGCTACGTATAGCATCTTCGAACTGTAGTTCCTGTACGTGTACGCTACCACGTGTACCCGGAGTACCTGAGCTAACACGGTGAATCATTGTGCGGCTTTCTGGCAGAACAAAACGCTTACCTGCTGTACCTGCTTGTGCTAAGAAACTGCCCATTGAACAGGCCTGTCCAATAACAATAGTACGAATATCAGGACGAATAAACTGCATGGTATCATAAATTGCTAGGCCAGCAGTAACACTACCACCCGGACTATTAATATAGAACATGATATCCTGCTCTGAATTTTCTGCTTCTAAGAACAGCATCTGTGCTACAACCAAACTGGCTGTATGCTCGTTGACATCAGTATCTAACATAACAATACGATCTTTAAGTAAACGCGAATAAATGTCATAACTACGTTCACCTTGTGCGGTGCGTTCTACTACTATTGGTACTAAGGTTGACATTATATTTCCTTTATATAAATTTAATTGATTTTATCTGCTGTCTTGTTGCTAACTCTGCTACTACATCTGTAGAAAAATTATCAATATCTGCCAAGGGCAATCTACCTGAGGTTAGATACGGGTGATTCCATTCTAACCCTCGAGCAACAAAAAACTCTTGGTTTCTATCATAGTATTGTTTTAGTTTAACACGTTTCTCTTCTATTAGTCTAGTGTCTTCGGTATAATAGTTGACAAAAAAATCAGCACTACAATGCCTAAACGGGCGAAATGCTTCGTCATGTATATATTGATCGGCATCGATGGCAAGGTCTTCAAACGTTTTGCCAATTTCTGTATAGAGTAGATAGATAGTACCTGCTTGACTGCGATCTTCGAATAGTGAATAATCGCTGTCAGCCAACACATCAAACTTGGGCATTTTATACCAAGTTACAATATGGAATGGTTTGCTGACATCAACATTATATCGCCCAACAACTTCACACTCGTGTACTTGAATGTTTAGATCAGCCAGGGCACGATGTACCTCGGGTGTGCTACGTTGCCAAAACTCGGATGTCTGCTGGTCTAACAGTCCGTGATAGACTTCAAATATATGATGTAGATAATTTAATGTATCTTGATCGTGTATATCTGACAGGCGTCGATCTATGATTGGCTCAAATTCATTAATAACATCTATAGTGCTATTAATCTTTGATAGGGCTGTTGTGACCTGCTGACTAAATGGACTAAAACTATAAAATCTATTAGGATCATCAATTGTCCATTTAGTCTGTGCTATCTGTACCTGTTTGACCCAACGGCCAACAACCGAGTTTGATCTTAAATTGAATGAGACTGTATAGGTATCATCTAATTGTTGAGGGTTAGCATATTCAATTTGAACTTGTGTGAGCATCACTATATTTAATGACGTTCTTGTTTCTCTTTACAAAAAATACAAAGTTTACAACCTGGCATAGCTAACCTACGTGCTTCCGGAATCTCGTCACCACACTCCTCGCACTCTTCTAGACTCGGCTGTGCGGCTTGTTGTTCAAGTTGACGACGGACATTAGCAATGGCATTCATGTTATTATGAATAGCATGTAGCTGTCCCATTTCGGCTTCTTCTTCGTTGTTATATGCGAAGTCGTCGTTTAACTGTAGTTCTTTCATGGTGTTCCTTGTTAATTAATTTCAAATACTATTATAGACTCATTTAATCAAAAAGTCAACCAAAATATTTCCAAAGCATGCCACCAATTGATGTCATCATCATAACAATGTTAACCACAACTAGACTAGGTTTATTCCAGCGTATACTAACCGCTAGCCAGAACGCACCGCCCACACATAATATTATCGGACCAACGGGATAGTACCCCATACTGTTGACTGCGGTACCTAAGATTAGAATAACAGTACCAACCCATTCTAACCAAATGGTTATTTGGTCTTTGGTCACTAGGCTAGTGCTCCGTCTTCAACAAATTCTAACTCCATTAGTGCTTCTTCTACTGAGTCAAAGCCACACACGTCATAGCCTGTGCGATAGTGCTTAACATAGTAAGGACCTGCGCCCGGGCTAGCATTTGTGTCAATACCAACTTCGCCAATACCTTTAATTACTTTAATTGCCTTATCCATACTATTCTCCGATTAATTCCAATGCTTGTTCAATAATTTCGTGCGCATCACCCTCGGACTCAAATCCGTATTCATCAGCAAAATCAATACTACTACTATTGTAAATTTCTGACTCTAGAGTAACACCGTGGGTTCTAAATAGCTCTGCAAGTTCTTGGGCTGAGTTAACAGAACCTACTACAGAATCGTCTATACTAACTACAATTTTGCCTTCATCTGCTTTTAGGTATACAAACATATTGGCTCCTTATCTAACTGTTAAATGCTATTATAGACTCATTTAACCAAAATCTACCAACTTGAATTATAAAAAACACGTAAACCTAAGAACAACTGACTACGTGCTTCTCGAATAAACTTTAAGTCATCTTCACGGTAGTAGTCATCTGCTGGATCACCAAAGAAGAAACCACTGGTACCGGGTAGTGCGCCTTGATTGATGTCTTCCTCTAACATGTCTATATCTTCCCATGTTAGTTCAAGTTCAATACCGTTGAACATTGTGTCATCGTCGACATCTGCAGGTGAACCTTTACTGCGCCAAAGTTCTTCCATCCAACCATGTAGGTTTGGGTGTTTGCGCCAATAGGCAATTTCAATAGGTTTGGTTACTTTATCGTTAACGTAGTCACCAGTTTCTGGATCAAATTCACCATCGGCCCAAAATTCTTTTTGTTGTCCGTCTCTAGCGGCGGCATACGCATACATGTCTAAGCCCATTAATCACTCTCCTCTTCAAGATCTTCATCCGTTGATAATTGACTAACCATGTCACACATCGAACTAAAACAAAACGGACAAAACGCCACTGGCAACATACCAAAGTATCCTAGTAGGCCGCCCTCGTCTTCAGTGAATTCGCAAGAGCAAACACTACACTTATGATCGTCACCTACATGATCAAATCCATCTATCATTAAGCTGCTGCTCTTTCTTCACGCATTTGATTGAACATGATGTATTTGGCGCAGTTAATCATCTGGCGAGCGCGGTTAGCATGATGAGCATCTACGCCGTTTGGGTTCCATTCTGCTGAAAGTATTTCTTGAGCATCACTTAATATACCAGCGGCAAACATTAACTCTGTACCTGGAAAAGCCTGTGATTCTACAAGGTGTTTAACAGAACCTTCTGTCATACCGTAGCATTGAATTTCCCAATCTAAATCAGCTTGTGTTTTAATTGAAGTTGTCATATTTTGCTCCGTGTTGTTAGTTTATGTGTTGCATTATACAGCCAAAAAACCAAAATGTCAACCAAAATCTTCCAAAAAAATAACACCTTGCGGTGTTATTTTACGACTCTTGTAACGCCTTCCAGGTATATTCTTCAGCGGTCATATACTGGTATAGTACAACCGGAGTGCCGGGTCCATGAATAATCCTGACACCGTGATAGTATTCACGCCACCAAACAAAATCACCGTTATCTAGTTTAGCAGGCAACCAAGCAAACTTTAGAGTCCATTGCCAATTACTGTCCCACATACTTCCCCAATAATTTGTGTAACCGGTTCCCATCACTTAGTGGCGTGAATACTATCACCAATAATCATACAATCAATCATTTGGCCGCCGTTTTTAAGTTGTGGTTATTAAACGTGTAGTCATAGTGTGCGCATCCAGATACTAATAATGTCACAGTTAAGATTATTACTTTCATACTAATCCTCTCTCTACTGCTCGTTGATGTAAACTAAAACTTGCTAGATTCTTACCCTTAGCCTCGCACATAATATCAGCCCATGCTAAGTGTTCTAATGCCCAATCGTTAACCACAGTGTTCCAATAGAAGTCACTGTGTGCTCGCATTTTACTTTTCTTGTAGCCAGTCTCTAATAGCTGTTGGTAGTTAGGGGCAACGTCAGTAGCATGCCCAACCAATACGTCCTCACGAGATACGCTGTAATGACAAGCAGGACGCACGCCACGCCAACTTTCAATAACCTTCGCAACTCTTGGGTCATTACTTGAGATATATTCTCCCTCTCGGACCCAATGATGATGTATATCAAGCACAATTGGCACAAGATCATAAAGCTCAAGGCAATCCACAAGTCCATGTTTCATCTCCTCATTTTCGATAGTAATAGTATTACGTGCTTCGACTGAAAGTTTAGGATATACATCGCGTATACCCTGTGCGCCACGTCGACCTGCGATGTGTACGTTACATTTAAAGTCTTGGAATCGTTGTCCGTAGCCCATCCAACGGATCATGTCCGCATGGTACTCGAACTCTGCTATACTTCTGTGAACAATGTCGTCATTATCACTCGCAAGTACTGTGAATTGACCTGGATGAAAAGATAAGCGCACATCACTGTTACGAGCAAGCTCGCCCACCTTACCCAGGGCCTGCTCGCAATAACTAACGACATCAGGCTTGCGCCAAAAATAACTCCAATCAGACTGAGTGTATACTGGTAATATATCAGAGCTGATACGAACCATCCTAAGGTTGCCATCTAATGTTCCAATTCTTTCAATTAACTTACGGGTCGATTCTATGTTACCTACCATTAGGTCCCATAGTTTTTCTTCGGCAACTTCCTTAGTTTGACGGTTAAGCCATGCTACTGTTGTACTGCCAGTGTTATACTGTTTAGCATCATCAAGCGGTTTGATACCATTAACCTGATCTGGGCTATCGATCCACTTACAGGCAAAGCCTATGCGTTTAGTATTCATAAAACTATTATACTACCAAACGGCTAGTTTGTCAACCGTTATTCTATCTTGCCAAATCCCGACCAACGAGTTCCGCCTAGACATACCCAACCTATAAATGCGCCAGGTTGTGGCGATTCATTCCAATAAATCTGACCAAGTTGGCCTTCGGTATTGGGTACACCGCGTGTTGAAGACATAGGTACTTCACCAATTGATAGTTTTTGTATCTTAGTCGAGCCGTCTGTGTTTAACACAACGTTTTCTTTGTTGTTACTGCCCAGTATAAGTGATTGATTTCTGCTGGTACCTATATATCCAACGTCTTGACGTCGTTTGGTTACTAGCATTTCAACTTCTTCATCCCATACTACAAATGTAGCACTAGGATCCATAGTATTAACACCGACACGATTGCTGGTCACATACAAAGTGTCAACTAATAACGTTTCACCCGTTGTGGTTAGATCTCGTACTATACCCAATCGTTGTAGGTTACTGTCTGTAATGTGATAACCTAACTGACTGCCTTTGAGTATTTCCTTGCCGCCTTGAGTTAATCGATCTAGGTCAATGCCTGTTTCTCTAATCTTTTGATGTACAGTAGAACTAAAACCTTCAAACAGTTCAGCATTTAGACTTTCACGCACCTTTTCTGTACTGTAGGCCACTAGCTTGCCAAATACAGCACTGTCTGTGGGGATATCACCTTTGACCACAAGGTCACCGTCTACAGTCAATGTGCCTTTAATACTTGCGCTTGGCGCAAATAAAGCAGTTTCAAATGCTACACCGTGATCTAGTATAGTCATTTGAACAAAGGTAGCACGGTCTTCAATACCGGTACTACCAAAGTTTTCAATGATACCACCTTTGACATTGTCTCCGCTTAGGCCAAAACCCGCAAAGTTTATACTACCGTGTGGAATACTTGCTACTGGAAATGCGCCTGACGTTACTAATCCTACCAGTTTACTTTCTATCACTGATCCAACTACAGTACGCACATCTACACTGGCTATCTGTCGACTAATTTCTGTTGAGATTTGATTGTTTGCTGTAACTACTAACGTTTTGCCCAATTGATCAGCTAGATCTTTAACTACACGATCAATGTGAGCCTGTGCTACACCTTGGAAGTTGTACTGTGCTATGTTTTTGTCTATATACTGTGTTACCAGTCCTTTAACTATGGTGTTAAATTCTTCGCTAGCTAGTTTACTAACTACTTCGTTAGACAATTTAGTTCGTAGGTCATCTTCAATAGATGCTTTAATGCCGTCTATTAGGGAGGCCACGATTGGTTGTAGTTGTTGATTGATATCCATAAATTCTCGAATGTTTAGCTTAGATTAAAAGCTAATTGAAATCACATGTTCATAATTTTTCTTAATTAAACTCTTGTACATTAAATTTTTATGTACGTAAAATTCTTTAGCACCAGCATCGATACTAAATTTAGCCATTTGTTTAAAAAACATATTACGTCTGTTGTAGGGACCGTAGGTTATACAATTAGCTCCTTCTAACTCGTATAAGGTAGTTTTCCAAACATTTCTGTCTGCGTAGTCATGATCGTGATATTCTACAAATAACCTACTATCTTTGCCACGGCGTATAGCCAGTGGCTGACTAAATTCTCTATCTTTAAAATCTTGATTCTTATAGTCACGTAGTGTAGTGACTATGGCAGTACGAGCAAGATTAGATAATTTTTGTATGTTGGCTAGTTGCTCGCTTTCTGAGCTAACAAAGGTAAAATATTCATCCACTGCCACTACCCAATCAAACTGTTTAGTATACTGTCCAAGATCGTCTTTATCAATATATGTGTATTTAATGCCTAGATCTGTTAGATATTTTTTTATTGGATCTGAAATAGCTGTAACTGATATTTGCTTAAATGAACTGGCTTGTATTAATGGACTAAAACCGTAGAACAACACATTAGCAGGTGTTGAGTTATAGTGCTGGGCAATTGATTTAAGAATCTCTTGCTTGCGCTCAATCACTTCTTGGCTTTTTGGGTTGAACGTTAATGCGGTCACTGATGCTTCTGTGTATCTAGTAAAGTCTTGCGCCATATGGTATCCAATTGTTACAAATATTTAGCGATTATTCTCTAATTAGGTCTAAAGTAACACAGTGGAATCCACCGCCCAGCGTTCTACTATGGCGCATCTGTAGGGGTATAACAGTAAATCCAGCACGTTCTAGGTCTTCTATTAGTGTATATTGTTGTCTATCAACAATAACTGTTTTAGGATCAACACTTAACATATTCATGCCAATCCACTTACTAGCATAAGGATACTCATGAAAACTTTGTGCTTCTACATCAGTAACCCATAGCTTAGTCCAGCCATCAAAGGATTTTGGGCAGTTTGTTGGTGTAACACGACTAGCATTTAATACTACAAACCCATCGCGCAATGGGCAGATAGTACTGTCAATATGTACACCAGCATAGAAGTTTACTAGTTCAATAGTAATGTCAGGTAGTTGCTTACACAACCAATCGTAGGCGGCACGGTTACCGCTATCGCTTTCTAGGTATAACCAAGTATTGCCTAATCGGCATACATTAGCAGCATCCATAGTCATACCCTGCCCACGTGGCATATTGTGTACTACACGTGCGGCATCTAACACATAGTCTAATGTAGCGATTTCTTGATCGCGGCAAGGATACATCATAGCAGGATCAATTACTCTATCACCTGCGATTAATAATCTATCACGTGGGCAATAGTTATACATACCATTGAGCTCAACAAAGTTCATAGCATTTGGGCGGAATACTTCTATACCTAATTTAGTCAGTACGCCAGCAAGCTCATCTAGGTCTTCGTTGGCTTCATCAACAATCCACTGTGGTACTGCTCCACTAGGTACCGGTGTTTCTTTCCATAAGGTCTTTAAATGTTCTTGACTGAATACAGGATCATTGCTGGGCCAATTGGCATGTGTTGCTGAACCTACTACTACGCTTTTTAATTTGCCCCATTCATTATTACTACTTAATTTCATATGTCTCTTTGATAAATAATAGTACCAGTCGCGATATTGGCGTATCCACTGGCCCTAACATAAAGGAACTATGTCAGCATGTGTATTTATTTGTATGTAAAGACCCATCTTAAAACTGGATTAAAATACCTAGGAAAAACTACAGCAAAGAACCCTCACGCTTATCCTGGAAGCGGTATTTACTGGAAATCACACCTAAAAGTTCATGGATATAATTATTCAACAGAAATTCTTAAAGAATGTCAAAACATTGATGAGTTTAAGTACTGGGGAGAATACTATAGCAAACTATGGAATGTTGTTGCTAGCAACGAGTGGGCAAATCTTAAAGAAGAATCAGGCGATGGTGGCGACCCAGGAAAAGTAGGAAGAGCTAAAATAAGTAAAACTTTGTCTGGCAGAACATTAAGCGAAGAAACTCGAAAAAAATTAAGTGATGTTAAGAAAGGCAAAAAACAAAAGAAATGTTCGGAGCAAGGCCGAACAAATATTAAAGCCGCAAATCAAGGTAAAAATATTGGCAGGGTTTTGTCTGAAGAAACTAAAGCTAAAATACGAGCATCAAACAAAGCAACCTGGGCTAAAACTCATCCTACAAATGACCAGTAATTTGTAATGTATATCTGGGAGTCAATCCCATGTTTGCTGCCATATGCGGGGTATCGTAACACCATACTACCACATCGCCTGCTTTCCATTTGGTAACAGGTTCATTGTCTATTTCTAAATAGTGCCCACTGGCCCAATCCTCTAGAAAAACTATAGCACGATGTACAGTATGTTCTCGACCCTTAAGGTCAAACAACTCTATGTATCGTTTGTAGGTATCTTGGTGAACTGGTAATATGGTACCACTGCTCATACGATAGTAACTTGTGCCTATGTCCTGCCAGCCAAGCCGCTTAAAGTATTTAACAAACATTGCGTTCCAAACTGGTTGAGGTCTGCGCATATCGCACATAGCACCAGTGAACTTACCTGGATATCCCTGCTCCATCCACTGTGCTATATCATTAGGATTATTAAATGCTTCTACAGCATAATCCAACTGCTTAAAGCTATCATCCCAAAACGGCTCTATGTTAAATCTGTCCACGAGTGTTTCCGTAGTGGATGACCTTGTAGTTTAGGTCATTGAATGATCGCCAAGGGTCTACAATAATACTGTTTGGCCCGGGTTTAAAATACATTTCTGATGCGGCGTTATTGCCTGTGTATCCATAGGTAACTTGTCTGTTGTGTGCTAGTAATATAATAGCGTCTGTACCATCTGCTACATGGTCACCTGTTAGTGGGTCAGCATACATATAGGTAACTCTTACATCTTCTAGATAGTGACCGATTAATAAACTGTAACTACCATCTAACATATCTATGTCAGGCTTGTAAGCCTTACCGTGAATCACAATAGGTAATTGGTAATCGTCGGATAGGTCTGTTAGATACATAGCTAGGTTATCTGCTTGTTTTTCACGAGCATTCATAATAGTATCAAAAATGTCGTAGCCTAGATTTAATTCCTGTGCTAGATAACGTAGAGCAATGTTATCTCTAGGATGACAAGGTCCAGCATCACCCATGCCTGCTGTCATATACTTGCCGCTGATAATTCGAATGGTACTATTAACTAGAGCATCTGTAACTATGTCAACATTGATATTACCTTGGCGCATGGCCACGTCTTGTATCATATTAACCAGACCAACTTTAGCACTGATGAATGTATTATAAAATATTTTAATACATTCTGCTTCGTCCCAGGTACCAATGGCATAGCGTGGATTGTTTGCCATAAGTGGTCTGTAGAAATCTTGTAGTAAACCAGCATCACCAGTTAGGCTACCGTCTTCTGTACCTATGATAACCATCTCTGGATTGACCATATCCCAAGCAACACTGCCCATGGCAATCAAATATGGATTGTAGATAAAGCGTGCGTTAGTAATATGCCGGCGTAGTTCTCTACGTGTTGTACCTGGTAGTACAGTACTAATTAAAACTACAAGTTGGTCCTGTGTGACGTATTGATTAATGTCAGCTAATACTTGATTGACAATAGTGTAGTCAAAGTCTTTGTTTGCCAAGTGAGTAATAGGTTGGCTACCATCATAGATGGGATCATGTGGAGTTTGTACTGCTACAAAGATAACATCTTTGTCTTTGACTGCGCCTTCTAACGTATCAGATATTACGATCTTACTACTAGTACGTGGGTAAATATCATAGCCGGTAACAGCATATTTTTCTGCCATTACTTCAGCACAAGGAAGACCTAGTTTGCCAATACCTATGAAACCTACTGTTTTTAATTGATTACTCATAATGCTCCAAATTGATCACGTTTACGAATTTTTACACAAAGAATTGTTTTATGATTTTGAGTTCTGGTCTTGTAAAAACGGAGTTGTTAAAACAGACAACGTCGACATCAATGATGTATCAGTATTTACGCCAGCACACAGCTACACTAAAAAAATATTCTTCTACGATCAAGAGCCTTTTGTGCCAAAATTACACACACCCTATACCGGTATGTTTACTTGGCAAAATAATGTATCGTTAGAGCGAACAATATCATTAAATGAGCGAGGTAAGATTCCGTACGGAATGTACATTAACCCGTTACAGGTAGCATCGTTTGTTAACGATCCTACTACTTATAATAAACAGAGTATATTATCAACTAGTGAACATTCAGAATACCTTACTAATTTTGCCAGCAATAATAACCTAACGTTGTTATATTACTTCTTCCACGGCTACGCAGCCTTAGATTGGTATCGCGGGTACTACGCATTGAACTACAGCAAAGTCGTAGATAAGACTTATGAATATGACTATGTTAGCTATAATAGAATCATTGACAATGATCGTAGTTATAGGATTTATTTTGTTAGTTTGCTTAATGAACTAGGATTACTCAACTATGGACAGGTTAGTTTTGGTGTCACTGACTATGAAAGTAACTGGCAAGATGAAACAAGTGACGTTGACAGCAAGTTAAGTGAGTCGGCTAAATTACATATTGAACAACACCTAACTGGTATTAATAAACTAGTAATAGACCGTGCTGACATTCATGGCAGTGCCAGCGCAGATATCCCAAGAGAGCCCGATGCGTTTTGGCATATAGTAACAGAAACTGTGTTCTATTACGATAAGCTACACTTAACCGAAAAGATATTTAAACCTATTGTCAGCAAACAACCATTTATGCTGTTAGCGGCTCCAGGTAATTTAGCCTACTTACGAAGTTATGGATTTAAAACCTTTGACAGTGTGATAGATGAAGGCTACGACCTTATACAAGATAATGACCTACGTACCAAGGCAGTAGTTGAACAACTCAATTGGTACTGTAACTTAAGTGGTGATCGTAAACAACAAATAATTAAACAGCTTGAACCAATTATTGAATATAATTTTAATCACTTTTATACCACGTTTAAACACACTATCACACAAGAGTTATTGACTAACGTACAAAAACTGTTTAAGGAATTGGACTATTCCGATAGTCACATAAACTATAATACTATATACAAAGTATTAACTGCTTAATATCAGATCTGCTACTAGTATACTGATCTGTTGTTAAATAATTATAGAAGGAGATTTTCAATGATTAAATTTATCAAAAACTTGTTAGGCTTTGGTTCTACAGAATCTAACACGCCAAAAGAAACTGTTAAAGAAATTTTAACACCACCAAGTAAAGCAAAAGCGCCGGAGGCTATTTACATTCCGCCAGCTAAACCTATTAATAAGGTACGGGCTATTACTGACCCTAACCCCGACGCAGTTAAGGCAGCTACGGCTCCAAAACCAGCTAACAAAAAACGTCGTCCTTATCGTGGCAACAAGGTTAACGCAGGTAGCGTTAAACCGGCAGTAACAGAAGGCAAAACTAAAGGTGGTAATAATGCTGTTAAACCAGCTCAGGTTGCTAAGTCTAAGCCAGTGGCACCTAAAACACCAGTAGCTAAAAAGAAGTAATTAGTAATTAAAAACAAGCACCTTAGGGTGCTTTTTTTATGACCTGTGCCATAAATACTTGTATAACAATAAGAAGTTTTTCAAGGAGCATGACATGGGCGATATCTTCAAACTCATCGGAGACCTAGGGTTTCCTGTAGCAATGGCATTAGCCGGCGGCTATTTCGTTTATCTTACAATCAAACTACTATTACAGGGCGTGCTAGGCAGTATCAAAGGCATGGCCGGTATCATCACAGCATTAGACAATCGCGTTAAAACAATGAATCATGATGTTATACGTATTGATACCGTAGTATCTAATGCGTTAGGGCTACGTCCAGATGTAGACCGTATTAGTCGTGCTGATGGTAAAAATGACGCTCGGAGAGATTAATGTTTGAACCTACTAAATTAGAACAATGGTACAATAATTTACCAGCACACACAAAAGCATACCTAAAAAAACAAGCAGTATGGCATGACATAGACATGTTTAAGGCTTTTGCTGTTGGTGTGTTTTTTGGAATACTTATAGGAGTAGTATTATGTCTGCAATAAACATGCGAGCGTTTCCGGAACAAGCCTGGCTATTTGCTAAAATTAGCGAACTAGCTTACTTGGATGAAAAAGAAGGTAAAGCGGCATTTAAAGAACTTGGGTTTAAATCAACCCTGATAGATATTAAAGGTAGTCAAGCGTACTGGCTAGAAAACAAAACTGATCTAGTTATTGCCTGTCGTGGTACACAGCCTACAGAGTTTGCTGATATTGCCAGTGACTTAAAAGCTCGCCCGGTAAAAAGCGACTCGGGTGTAAAATGGATCCATCGTGGATTTAAAGAAAGTGTAGATAACATTTGGCCTAAACTAAAAGACCTAGCCGACGATCATGGTAAGACACGTACAGTATGGTGTACTGGACACAGTCTAGGAGCCGCAATGGCCACATTAGTTGCGTATCGTCTACAACACGCAGAGGACTGCCCTAGTCCACAGGCTTTGTTTACCTATGGTAGTCCAAAAGTAGGCACTAAAAATTACATTAACAAAATTGAAGCAACAGGTGTACTACATTTCCGATTCGTCAACAATGCTGATATCGTAGCACGTGTTCCGCCCTGGCCATACAAACACTTTGGTGGTATGTACTATATGAATCACTATGGTCACTTACGTGCCCCAACAGCATGGCAGGTTACTAAAGACGTTTGGCGTGGATTCTTAGTAGGACTTAAACGTCGAGAAATTAACTTCTTTACTAACCACAGTATTACACGCTATGCGGCTATATTAGAGCGTTGGAAGAATGGAGATAATGGATAATGGCTTTACATGATACAGTAATTAAAATGGTAACACGTCAAAAGAAAGACGGTGTCGAGGAAGACGTTTCAGCAACTGAAAAGTTAATTAAATCAAAAGCTGGTCTAGTTATTAACATCTTTGCGGCATTGTTAGCATTCAACATGTGGCTACAAGGTAGTTTAAACAGTAAGGTAATGAACAACACTATACAGGCCAATGACATTTGGGCTTTTTACCAAGCCAAGAGTATTAAACAAACGCAATACGAATTAGCCGCGGCACAAACAACTAATGCTGCCCTGGCTGAAAAGTTTACTGCTAAAGCAAAGTCATATGAACTAGGTGAAGAAGGCAAACCAGCACTATTCAAACAGGCCAAAGCATTAGAAGCGGATCGTGACCATTATAAACAACAATTACCGTGGGTAGGTTATGCTTCAACGGCATATCAACTAAGCATTGTATTATTGTCAGCTAGTATCTTAAGTGTTAGCATGGCCTTGTTTTGGGGTAGTTTTGTTATGGCAGGCGCTGGCATATTCTTAATGTTACAAGGGATTTTATTATGGATGTAGTAGATTAAGCCATTTCCAAACATAGATGATAAATAATAATATGAAGCATTTACATCATATTATTCCGAAACATGCCGGCGGCACAGACGAACCGAGCAATCTAATAGAACTCACTGTAGAGGAACACGCAGAAGCACATCGTAAATTATACGAAGAATACGGGCGTGTACAGGATAAACGAGCTTGGTTAGGGTTAGCAAAAATAATGACAGGTGAAGAGATTATAAAAGAAATACTCCATCAACCTAAAAGTGAAGACATGAAACGGAAATTATCGTTGGCTCGTAAAGGAAAATCAAATCCTTGGGCAATAGGAAATACAAATGCTTCTGTATTAGCAGGTCGTGTAAGATCAGAAGAAACTAAAAAGAAAATATCTCAAAGTAAAACAGGTAAGCCTAGAGAAGATTTAAAAGGTAATACCTTTGCTACTGTGCTTAAAGGCCGTAAAAAATCAGAAGAACACAAACAGGCAGTACTAAATGCGTTAAACAATAAAGAAGTAAAAGATAAGATATCTGCTAGTTGGGCTAGTAAACCATTAGTAAAGTGCCCGTATTGTGGTATAGAAGGTAAACAAGGACATAATATGAATAGATATCATTTTGATAATTGTAAAAAGGTAAAAGAAAATGGGTGATATAGCAGATTTAGTGAACAAATATGGCTTTCCGATTGTTATGGCAGTTGGCTTTGGTTTTATTATCAAATACGTGTGGGAATGGGCAACAAAAGAGGTAAAACCAGTCATTTCAGACGCAAATACTGTGCTTATTGCCTTAATTGATCGCATACGTATGTTAGACAACGATTTGATACGTTTAAATCAAAAAGTAAACACAGTATTACACCTACGTGGTAAAACAATTGAATACGAACGTGTCGAAGCTGAAAAAGAAATTAATCAAGCAGTTCATAAGAAATCAGAAGATGACAAAACCGCTAGTGGCGGTAGTGACTAATCAACATCAATATCGCTGTGGCTTACTGTTACAGCGATTTTTTGTGCTTCTGGGAATCTAGTACGGGTATTCTTACTACCAAGTAACACAATTACACGCTGTCCTAATTCAGTATCAATCAGCATAACCACACAACCACCGCTAGCACCAATATATCCTGTTTTACTAACTCGCACATCGTTGCTATTTCTAACCATTGGATTAGTGTTACCAAACTGCCACCAACGACGTTTAACTTTTATACTTACTTGAGGTTTACCACTGGCTTCAGTAATCTTTGTATATTCGTTTGCGGCCAGCACTAACTTACTTAGGTCACGGGCATTACTGACATTGTTAGGATCTAATCCAGTTGGATCAGCAAACGTTGTACTTGACATACCTAGTACAAACGCAATGTGATTCATCTCAGCAATACATCGTGCCACACCGCCTGGATAATTTGCGCCTAACGTATATGCGGCAAAGTTATCACTCTTAACAATAGCAAGATCAATCAACTCACCACGAGTAAGTTGTTTAACACTACGAGGTAGTCGAGTATGATACTTGCCGACCAATCTACGATCAAGTGTGATCATTTCATCTAAGTTTTGATTAGCATTTAGTACAACCATTACCGTCATTAGTTTAGTAATGCTAGCGATAGGTTGTACATGATCAGCATTCTTTTCTAATATAACTTCACCAGTAGTATCAGATACTAAAAATGATTTTGCTGTAATTGGTTTTGCTACCACTGCGGAGCAAAATAATAGCAGTAATATAAAACTACTTGCTCGTAGCATGGTAAGTGCCGTCGAAATTTGCTGGTAATCCACCTTCCATACGTTCAATCATTAGTTCATAATAATGTTTAATTGTTACTTCGTCGTTGTTAACTAATTTCTTAGCCCACATGATAGCTTTCTTCCAATCACCTCGAGTATATTCTTTACGATATTCTTCGTGCATGTGCGCGACAGTATGGCCCACAGTGTAGATGTCTAGGCCAATTGCTTTACCTTTAACAGCAATCTTGTCTAGCCACACCAGTTCAAAACGATCTTTAACTAATTCAGCAGTGTCTGGGCCTATGATCATTAACACACCATATGATTTAGTTTGACTTTCTAAACGACTCGCTACACTAACAGGATCGCCCAATACATCGTAGCCCATCTTGCCTTCACTACCAATGTTACCTACTAGGATCTTGCCTGTATTAACTCCACAGCCCATACCTACATGTGGTTTGCCAATGCTGTCTAAATGTTCATTAAACTTGTCAACTGCTTCAATCATTTCTAATGCGGTCTTAACACCGTTGTAGGCATGATCAATATCATCAATAGGAGCACCGTGAATATGTAATGACGCATCACCGATGAACTTAATCAGTGTACCATCGTTAGCAAACACAGGTTTACTGATAGCAGTCATATAGGCGTTCATGATAGCAGTGAAACCTTCTACATCCGCACCATACCGTTCGCCAAGGCCAGTGAAGTTACGCATGTCTGTCATAACCGCAGTAAGTTGTTTTTCCTCGCCACCTAAACGAATTAGGCTTGGATCTTTTTGTAAGCGTTCAACAATCACAGGACTTACATAGCTACCAAATTGTTTCTTGATCTGTTGTTTCTGTAAGAACTCACTAATAAACTTAACACCATAAGCGTGTAGCATAACCAGTACACCACCAGCTGTTGGCACAATAGCATCAAACAAGAAGTTGTAATGCGCAAACGCATACATTGTTAGCGGAGTAATACCAGCAAGTAACACAATACCTACACCTAAGCCAACATATACCCAACGGCTTAAGATTAAGATGATAAGTGAGATAGCAATAAGAGCTAATAGTTCAGCACCTGGTGCCCAATCGGGACGTTCAATGTTTACGTTGTTGGCTAGTGTGCCGATGACAGCGGCCTGCATATCTTGTGGCCAAATGCTACCAATTGATGTTGGTACTGGGTTAGCTAGACCTGCGGCACTTAATCCTACAATAACTACAGCACCACCAAAGTCTTTAGGTAAGTTGACTGCTGATACTTGTTGTGATTTTTGACTCCAATCTACCCAGATTCGTCCTTGACTGTCTGTAGCTATAGGACGGAAACTAGGAATACGCATCTTCTCAACGCCATTCTCATTTAGCTTAACTTGGAATGTTGAATCTTGTGAAATAACACGCAGTACTTCTAAAGGAATACTTGGATATACTTCATTATTGTACCCAACAAATAAAGGTAGTCTACGATTAACACCGTCTACTTCCGGAAACGTATTAGCAATACCAACGCCTGCGGCGTTCTTTTCTAAACTTGGAATGTTAGCAATGATTCCCGGGTATTGAATAATAGTGTTGCTGTATTCTGCTCCAATAACAGCACTACCTGGCTTACGTGGAATATTCTTGCTAGCCTGACTAGGCATGTTAGTTAAGATAACTGGATGGTCTTCTAACTCTAATGCTAAGGCCGCATCGCCACCTTGACGATCTGCTTCTGGCATCATGACAGTCCAAACAACTAGACCAGCATTGCGACTATATAGGTCACCAATAATATTAGCGTACTTGTCACGCTTAAATGGCCATTGCCCGTACTTGTCTAATGTTGCTTCATCTATGTTTACAGTATAGATATTATTTTCTGTAGGAGCCTTACTGGAAATGAGTGTATCAAAGTATCTGAGCCTTACTGACTCTACAAACGTAGGTCCTTGTAAAGTAACAGCTACAATAATAGCAAGAGTAATTACCGCAGTCCATGGTGATACTAATATTTTCTTAAGTTTATTTTTCATAGTAAAATATTTATCTACCCTGACGTACCTTACCTAAGTACTCACGACCAACTTTACCTTCTTCTACTTCCTGTAAGGCTGCGCTTACAGTACGATTACGATATTTTAACTTAGGGTCTGCTTGTTGAGCAATACGTCTAGTAGATTCAATTTCTCTAGCACGAGTAGCGGCAATAAGAATCATTTCAAATTGATTACCACCTATGTTTTTTAATGCTAAATCTGCGTCAATTTCTCGTCCTAATTTGTCAATATGGCTCATTATGGTTCCTTGGTTATGTTGTAGTATTATCAGTATACATTCATTAAACATAAAAGTCAAGTGCTATATCAAATATGTGCTGTCTTTTTATTTGTGTAGGTTAAATACAATGTAAGCTAACTTTTATGAAAGGGTCAAAATGAAAACTATTTTAGCAGTATTATTATTAGGTAGTTGTATCACAGCAAATGCTAATCAAGCATTGGCACAGAAAAGTGGCTGTTTAGCTTGTCACGCAGTTGATCATAAGATCTTAGGTCCAGCGTATCGAGACGTTGCTGCCAAATATAAAGGTCAAGATGTTGAGGCTAAACTAGTAGCAAAGGTCAAAGCAGGTGGTAGTGGAGTATGGGGTCCTATTCCAATGCCGCCAATGAGTCCACAGATCAAAGACGAGGATATTAAAACGCTGGTTAAATGGGTGTTGACGCAGTAATAAAAAAGCCCCAATTGCTTAGGGCTTTTTCTTTTCATTTTGAACTTTATGAGTTCAGATTGAAATCAATGTATAACGAATAAGACTACTTATTCATCACGTACATAGTGATTTCAAACCCAAAGCGCATTTCAGTTGCTGATGGTGTTGTCCACATAATGTATAACTCCTGTATTTGTAAATTACGTTAATAATCACAAATCAGATCATTGGAGATATCGATCATTTGATAAAGGTCCAACTTGAGATTGCTAAGTACCGCAACAAGTTCACATTACTGTTTGCTTGTTACTAGTACTTATACATATAGTAACACCGTTTTGACCTAAATAACATACGTAAAATCATTAAAGACTAGTAATTTTTTTGTAATTAACGTTTAAACTTCTCGTTAAATTCTTCCATGTGTGTACGAGGTAAGTTACGTACTGCCGCCATAATAATAGCCGCATCTCTACTGTCAAAATTAGGATGCTTAATGTTCCAATCTCGTTTGCTTTCGGCACGTTCTAAACAAATACGTAAATCTGCTTTAGTTTCAAAATCTTTTTCTACTAGAATAAGTGCGTTCATATCTATAATGTCTAAACAATATTCTACATATTTCTTAGTGCTGTTAATACTGTTATAGTTAGTAGCACCACCTTTAAACACAGGCTTAATGCTTTTATATTTTTTTACAAAGTAGTTCATAGTCTGCTCCTTGTATAAAAGAACAGCCATTATACTATCTTTTGGGTCAAATGTCAATTGATTAATCTATATTGTATAATCGTAAAAAAGCCCACCGAAGTGGGCTTTTTATTCAACTACAGATTAAAGACTGAATACAGTTAAAGCACCGCCACCAGGAGCAGCATTGTATTTTGTTAATTCAGCATAACCACCAGCAGCACCTAAAGCGTCTGTTGGGTTAGTCATACCAAGGTTCATCGCCACACCAGCCCAGCCACC